GCTTGAATGTCTCAGACATATTAACAATAAACATTTTGAAGCAGTTATATTTCGTCAATCTCGTCCACAGATAATGAGTGCTGGTGGTTTGTATGCTACAAGTCAAGAGATTTATCCTTATTTGAATGCAACAAGTGTTCTTACACCAAATGTGCAGTGGCGATTTCAAAGTGGTGCAAAAGTAACATTCGCTCATATGTTTTATGAAAAAGAAAAGTACAACTGGCAAGGTTCACAAATTCCACTTCTTATGTTTGATGAACTTGTACATTTTACAGAAAGTCAATTTTTTTATATGTTTTCTCGAAATCGTTCTACTTGTGGCGTTAAACCATATATTCGTGCTACTTGTAATCCTGATGGCGAAAGTTGGGTGGCAAAATTTATTGATTGGTGGATTGACCCAGAAACAGGCTGTGCTGATGAAAGCAAATGTGGAAAATTAAGATATTTTGTTCGTCGAAATAATATTATTCATTGGGCTGACACACCTTATGAGTTGTATGAAACATTTCATTTGAATAGCTTTGAAGAACAAGAAGATGTTAAATCAGTATCATTTATCAGTGCAAAACTTACTGATAATAAAGCAATGATGAAGCATGACCCTGGATATATGGGTGCATTAAAAGCAATGTCTGAATTTGACCAAGAACAGTTGCTTAATGGAAACTGGAAAATTAGACGTTCAGCAGGTCATTATTTTAAACGCTCAAAAGTTGGACAAATGTTCCGCTCTACGCCTACTGACGTTATTAAATGGGTTAGAGCATGGGATTTAG